AACTTTGGCAAGGGGTTCCTCCAACAAGAAGGTCAATTGATTTGTCATTTAAATTCCAATCCTTATACTTTGTCATGTCTCCATAATTCGGGACATCTGGGTAATGATTTTTTAAAACGGCTGATGGGAACTCATCGAACTCCGAAAAGAATTGCGGCTCCCATCCTAAGTCATGCCATGCGACTGTAGCGGCCTCCACACCGCTACACACTGAGCCATATTTCATTCCATCCCCCTAAATATTCCAGCTTCTGCTAAAATCTCTTTAATTTCAACTAACTCTTCATTGAACTCGTCGTAAGCCCAGTCTGAGAAATGAGTGCCACCACTATTGTCTCTGTGATAAACCACACCATCATTCGACACTTTATCTAAAGCTAACAATTTTCGCTCTGCGAGTTCACTCACTAATCTAGTGTACACATCAAAACTTAATACTATTCTACCTTTATTCATGCCTCTAACCTCTCTACTTTCTTCGCCAAGTTAGCCGCTGACCAACTGAAACCCTTGGAAGGCCACGCATCGTAGCACTCCCCATACATATTGCTTAACTGATAAGCCTCAACTTCTACATCACCCCAACCACTGTCAGATTGAATGAAGAGCCAATCGCCTCGCACCTTGTGCCGACGAAGGTTGCTCATCATACTGTCCTTGTAAAAATTATCATCCAAGAGACCTCGGTCACCTAGCCAATCTTCTACGTTGAATTTAATATGTTTCATTATTCACCTCCTCCTCTTTAAAATTCCGAATTGAGAAATATTGACCTTTAGACATTTCGTAAACTTGTCGTAAAATATAAACTTGACCGTCCGACAGGCCACATCCCTCAAGTTCTTCACGCTTTTTATCTGCCCAAGCTATGGCTTCATCTACACTAATACTCATCCCCAATCCTTTCTATCTGTACAGTTATTATAACCAATGTAATATTCAGTGATCTCTTGAGTAGTAAGATCAGTGCGCTTTGGGGAGGCTAACGTAGCCCCCTCAAAGTAATGAGGTTGTGGGTCGCGCCCATAGTACGCGTCCGCTGACCCACGATCCTCTGCTCCACCATGTCGTGGTAGTTCCAAAGCATCGGTCAAATCATAATCCCTCATGCCCATCACGCCACCTCCTTCTCTAATCTAACAAGTTCTTCTTCCATCTGACTTTGTTGACCCCTGAGAAAAGCTAACTCAAGAATAGCTAAATCAACGGCTGACAATACAAAACCCTCAACCTCTACTTTGAAAGCCTCGCACTCTGCGATAACAGTTTGAAATGTAGTCGTTGCCATTACGCCACCTCCTTAAGCATTTTGAACGCTTCATCTTTTGGCAACTCATTTAAGAATACCAACTCTGGTTTTTTAAGTTGTCTTCTAAGTTGATCAAAAATATTAGGACGCTTCGAAGATACGTTGTACGAAACAATCTGATTACCATCCAAATAACATGGCTCTTTTAAAGCCTTGTTTAAATCCTTGCGAATTAAATAATCAGTCATTAACTCATGACACGCGGTTTCAATACTACCTTCACGCCATCCATCACCCAATTCCCATCGGAACTTATCAGCACAATGTATCTTAAGAAGCGCATGGCACTTGTTCCACGCTTCACCATCCAAGAACCTATCATCTCGGTACAAGTAATCAGCACCGCCTTGACCATCATTCCTGACATGAGCAAAAGGCTTACCCTCAACATATAAGTTAGCCTCGTAACAAAACGTCTCGTGACTAGCGAACTCTGAATGGTTGATATTTTTTAATTCTATTTTCATGTTTACCTCGTTTGTTTAATTAAACGTATACATTATATATACATACTACCTACATAAAGATAGGATCTCATGTTGTCAAGCACCTCGCACCTTGGACCTGTGATTACATGATTACACTATAAGGGTTTTGACTGGAGAAATAAAAAACAAAACTGAAAAAACCAAAAAAACTGTAATCATTGTAATCATTGTAGCAAAACATACCTTTGATACCTTATTTATATAGAGCCGAATGATTACACTTTTGATTACACTTGGAGCAAATGATTACAGAAATGTGTAATCAAAAGGCCTTACGAGGCTATATGTCTCTTATTTTTAGGTAAAATTCTTTCGAAATACCCAATAAAAACGCTCTATATGGACAAATATCGCCTAAAAGTGTAATCATTTGTAATCATTTTGTAATCAGGGAGACGTAAATGCCGTCAATAAAGAAAAAAGTAGAGGAATCTTTTGATAAAACCTTAACCAATAGGCAAATGACCTTCTCTAAATTTATAGTAGATGGCCTCTACTCTAACGCAGAAGCGGCAAGGAAATCAGGATACAGTTCTAATGTTGCCAAGACTACAGCAAGTAGGCTCTTGAATGGTATCGATTATCCTCATGTTGTTTCCTACATTTCAGAACTGAGGGAGGAGAGGGTGCGTAGGTACGGTGTTACCACTATTGGACAGCTTCAACGACTGTCTGAGCTCTCAAAGGGAGCAGAGGATAGTAATCAATTCTCAGCCGCGATTAACGCAGAGAAGATAAGGTCAGCGTTAGGAGGATTGACGATTGATCGACGTGAAAATATCAACACGTTAGATCAGCTATCAAGAGATGACATTGTCGCTCGTTTATCTGACCTACAAAAGAAATATCCCCAAGCATTTGTGATTGATGGAAACTATAAGGACGTGACTGATAATGGCAAACGAAGCGAGGCTCTGGAAGCGGATAAAAGAAAACTTACCGAAGAAATCGTTCGCTCAGAGGATTGAAACCTCTACAGGTCTAGGGGTGCCAGATGTATTTCTGCTCTTAGAGGGCAACCTTGCTTCATGGATTGAACTCAAGGTGACCAAAGCGAACGCAGTACGCGTCAGTCCCTCTCAGGTGGCGTGGCACGCCTCATATTGTGCGCGTGGAGGCAAAAGTTTTTACTTGGTACAAGGTCCCTCCCCCTCCGACCTATATTTGTTTGGGGGGGATCAAGGTGCTGAACTGATGGATCGGGGACTGGTTTGCGGTGGCTCCAGGTTCGAGGACCTTGGCTCTTTGTTCCAGGCCTTGCGCCTTGCGCTTCTCTCTAAATAAAAAAAGGATCTTGCGCCTTGCGCGCCTTGCGCCCCCTTTAAAATAAAAAAAACGCCAGAGCGACTGGTGTGAAAAAAAATTCACGTCACTCTGGCGAGTTGTCCCAGGCGGATCATGACATCCGCCCAGGCGAGGCGTTCAATACGAATATTCTTGATCGTACCAAGAATTTTCTGCTTCTTCACGGGTCTTCTTCCCATGTTTCATAGCGTCTTCAATCCATTTTACTTTAAAGATGTAGTTTTCTTTCTCTTTTGTAAACGCTCCATCCATTTCCATAATGTGCAGCATATAGCCAATCGGACAATCGTACGAGAGAGAATATCTTTGCGCGTCTAGCTCCCACGGCAAATCGGCAGCGTAGATCTCATCTATCTGTTTTTGTATTTCTAAAGCCTCTGAATGAGAGGCTAAGCCGTTGTCGTATAGACATTCGACTGCAGCCTCATCGAAATGATAGCTGCAGCCTCTGTTATATAGTTCAGAAAGATATTTTTTTGCGTGTGTGATGTTCATGCTGCCATCTCTTTTTGGAGCTCATCAAGTTCACCTGTACAAAAGGCCGTTCCTGTTGTGCTAAGTATGCGAACTTTTTCAGCCTTATATACTAGCCATTGTTCCCCCTGCCGCTGCGATACGCCAAAAAAACTATACCCAAACATATCAAGCACGCCATTTATACGGTCTCGCGTTGTGTTAGTAGGCCAATTTCGGAAAGAAAATTGAACGTCATCGTTCCCCCCTTTCCATGCTATGCAATGACCGTGCAAAAACAACTCGTCACCGTTGGTTGATGATCTTGCAGCGTGGGCTTTTTCACCGCGCAAGAACGCCTGTGCTATTTTTTTTGTTTCTTTTCTCATGATCTTCCCCCTTATATTAAGTTTTCGTTAGCGTAATCCACTAACAATTCAACTACTTGATCGATTGGTTTGGTTGCATGTTCAACAACTAGGCTTCTGAAACCTTTGTCTTCTGTGCATAAATCAAAAGAACTCAAGGTTTCACCCTCGAATACGCTTGCAATAAAATCTAATTTGTCATGTTTCATTTTTGTTTACCTCGTTTTGTTTAATTAATGTGTGTTTATTATACATGTTTAACGCATACATGCAAGCGGTTAGTTAATTATTTTTGGCAGCAGGGCGTGAGACTGGGCTTAAAATCCAGGATTTTGTAGACTTTGCGCGTCTTGCGCCTTGCGCCTCTCTCTTTATGTTTAAAAATAATGTGCAGCGTAAGTGTATACCTGGAATGTGTGTGTTCCAGGTATACCTTAAAGGGTTAGTAGGTGGTAATATAACCACCTACTCCTATTCCGAATGCAATATACATTACAGCTATAACGATGATGAACAGCAAAGCCGCCCCTATGAGATCTCTAATCATAACCGATCTCTTCCCCTGACATAGTGTAATAGTTGTTGCATCGCTTAGATACCCACTTGATCACCTCTGACAATTTACTAGTCCACAGGAAAGGCTCATCAAACTCACTAGTATCAGGCATACCGTGGTAATGGTCCCAATTATAAACCTGATACCTTTCCCACCTTTCACCCTCTGGATAACTTAATCTTTCCGTGGGTTTTCTTTCATCAATCCATATAATCCAACCGTTGTAGCAATAGCTTGGAAGCTCATCGTTTTGATAGCTTGTACAATGCCATTCAGTAGGAAGTTTTAAGTCAGCGTGAATACTACGATGCCTAGATATATCCCCATTAATTGTGGGAAGTTGATTGCCAAAGCAATCAATCCCTTGTCCTTTAAATACTGTCATCCTATTCACCAAACCTTTCAGCCATATCAGCGGCTATGAGTGTACTAATATTCTTTGCAAACAATGCACCCTCTGGTGTTTCATTTAATTGCATGATGCTTAACCCTGTTGCGTTATACTTTGCTTCAAGTTCAGCGTGATACTTAAGCTTTAATTGGAAGTATTCACCAATGTTTTCATCATCTAAAAGCATCATACTACGCACCCCCTTTCAAGTAGTATGTGCCTGTAGGTATCATCACTTCTAGAATACCATGTGCCTTTTGATACTCAATAGATGGACAAGTCTGTTGTGTCCTCTTTTGAGTGTGAAGTTCTACTATTTCTTTTGAATGTAGCTTCTTGAAGTTAGATAGATTAGTCACATAACCCTTAGTCTTATGTTGAGCTATTACGTTGTCTTCTAAGTTCCTCTTGATCAGCGCGGTCTTCACTGAGCTTAATCCCTTAATGATATCAGCTATAACTTCAATCTGCTCAATAGCATTCAGAGCATTATACTCTGGTGAACTAATCACATCATGGTAGGTTTTAATTGCATCTAACATTGTATGTCTTCCTCTCTTGTTTAATTAAATTACAGACACAGTGCCTGTATGTTTATAATACACACAATACACACAGACACAATCCCCTATCGTAAATAAAGATCTGTCCTTTGCCCTTGGACCTAGGGGTTACTGATGGAAACCGCGCTCGACCTTTGCGCTCGACCTCGACCCCATCCCCCCTATATAAAGTACCTATCTTCTACATTCTTGTCTTGTAATCAAGGTTTTCTAGATTCATTCAAGGATAATTCCATTGGCCTCCCTTTTTATAACCAGGACCAAGGTTCGAGGTAAAAGGCTCCACAAATTATTACTGGGGTATTTTCATTTGGGTTTTTGTGTAGTAGATCGGTAAGTGGGGGTATTTTTTTGATGCTCCTCGGGCCGGGCATTGTTCCTCCCATAATGTCTAG